GTACGCTACCATATCTTTTATCTAAATTTTTAAAGTTTGCTAGCGATAAATTAAATTCGTTTAATCTATTTAGAGAAGTAGTAGCCTGAAAAACACCACTATATGTTAATGATGCAAACTTGTGTTCTTCTTCGTAGTCCTCAATTAAAGTTGTAGTTCTTATACTATACTCCATTGTGGGCTGATTGAATCCATCTTTTATTCTATAGGTTTCTAATCCAGATGAATAAGTGAACGCATTGAAATCTCCATTAGGGTACTCAGGATAGTTTAATTGAATCTTAGCTGGATTTGTTACAGATGTTTGGTCTTGCTCGTATGTTGTGTATGCAACACTTCCAGGGAAAGATGGAGCTGTTGATATAGCTGGGAATATATCTATAGAGTATCTATCGTTTATACCTGTAACAGAATATGCGGTAGTTGACGATACACCATTTGTATTAAGATATATAACATCGCCAATACTAAAGTAATGAGCCCACTCCTTACTAGTTTGTTTTAATCTAGTAGATAAAAGAGGACCTGGTTGTCTAACATCAAAATACCATCTAGATATGTGTTTACCATTCTTAATAGGATAAGTTCTAGATAGTTCATGGAATATATCTACGTCAGTTTCTAGTGGTACAGTTTCACAAATTATTGATTTAGATGGGGTAACTTGACTTATTGTAAATTTAACCTCAAATATATTTTGTTTACAACCATTTTTATTTCCATAACCCATCATAAACATTGAAACTCTTTGAGAGTTAGGATCATAAACTATTTGATTTGTTTGATTTCCATTATTTGGATATATCTGGTTTAATGGCCCTGTTGTTTCTCGAAACCAAATTGGTTTTGCTCCTTGATTATTGCTATTGTTATTAGCTCCTTTAGATATAAATGATGTCCAAGCACCTGACTCAACAAACCATTCCTCTATATTTTCATATTGTTGTGGAGATGTAAATGTTTGTGGACTCGCATATGCCAGACTATTATATCTGTCATTTAATACTTGAATTGTAATAGACGCTCCAGCATATACTGGACCAGAAAATGAACCAGATAAAACAGCCATACCACCATTTAATCCTTCAGTGTATCCATAAACACTAGAATTAGTTATTGATGATGAGTTAAAATAATTAGATCCCATTCCAAGAGACACAGTTGTGCTTGAATTTAGTGGTTTCATAGTTCTACCACCTATTTTCCATTTATCTCCTACTACAAAATTATTGCTATTAAATTGTATAAAAAATGCAGAATAATCAGCAGTATTATTTATAGTTAAATTTCCAAAAGGTCCTTGACCATAACCGTTTCCATAAAAATTAACTGTAGATGCATATGTAGGTGTTAATATTCTATAAACTTGACCAACAACTATAGGTATATCATTTGCTTCTATCCAGTTAGAAACACCAAATAAATCAACTGTATAATTAAATTTATTACCTGGCTTTATTTCTATTGTATATCTTAAATCTTTACTATAAAAATATCTTTTACTTATCTGAGAACTTGGAATTGGGTTATTTATTCCTGGCGATGTATTACCAGTAAATGATGATGTTATAGTAGTTGAAAGTGCTGTTGCATCAGAAGATATTGAGCCATAAAAAACAGGCTTTGATGTGTATCCATATGATGCATTAAAATTTGATGAATTTACTAAAGCAGGAACTGAATTTCTTTCACTTCCTGTATTACAATTAAGCTGATTTGTTGCTTGAGTATTAGAAGAAAATACCTGAGTTCCATTTACTGGCAAAATATTTGTTTCATTAGCCTCAATTTTTATTTTAAAATATAATCCTTCTGGGGCATTTGTTATATTATTAAATCCCGCTTGTTTCATCTCAACTTCCAATATTTTATATTGTTTATTTGAGTATGTAGGCGTGGTAGGTGCTCCCTTTTTTATAATTATATAATCACCAACACCAAATTTATCTCTATCTGATTCATTAATTAAAAAATATCTAAAAAGTCCTTGGTTAACATATAATCTAGGAAATATATTGTAATAATCTTTTTTGCTTTGTTTTAAAACTAGTCTGTAATTTGTGGCCCAACAAGGAGGAGCATGTTTTATTTCAACATGTAAACTGTTCGCATAGTTAGATTGTGTAGGAGGTATGTATACAGCATTGCTTAAACTATTTCCTGAATTACTAAGAGGTGGTGTTAGAACTGTAGTCATTCTACCATACTCATCAGTATAAACAATACCTATCTCGTAATCTCTATCACTTCTAAATGATCTAAGTGGGGCTGTACCTGTAACAGGTACTGAATAGTAGTTTACCGTAAAATCAATTTTTATATCTACATCATTACAGTCTGATATATTCCTAAATTGTAAATAATTACCATATATCAATCTATTTCCAATTACATCTTGTGCTAAAGCCTTTAGCGGCACATTATCAAACAATCTTGTAACTTGATCGCTTGGTAGAGTTGAATATATCTTATTGTTTCTAAATGTAAATGAGTATGTAGTGTTATCAGCTATGCTTAATTCATCTTTATTAAAAGACTCAATAATCATTACGTTTAAGCTTCTTGTATCTCTTACAACTAGTTGTATTTCTTTTACAAACTCATTCCCAGTTTCAAAATATATGTCAACTCTATTTATGTTGTTCACCATACCAAGATTATCTCCAGTCTCGTAATCTATTCCAAAATTACCAGCTCTAAACCCAACGGCTGAGAATGGTGCTAACGAGCTATACTCATTGTCAACATATTTATATCTATAAGAAAAGTATACAAACTTTTCTTTTAAATTAGTTGAATCAGGATTATTATCTTGAGACATGCTAATGTATGGAGCGTTCAATGGTGGAGCCATTATAACGCTAATATCGTCAGCTATTGATGGATCATCAGCTGTATATCCCTTGCATCTATTTATATTGATTCGTCTAGGAGGATTATAGTTATCTGTCCAAAATAAATAGTCATTGTTATCTTGACCCTCTATATAGTTTATCCCTGTTACAATATAATCGGGGCTAAAATTAAGAGGGCTTCCTGGATTTGGTTTAGAGCATTGCAATACTCTTATTGTCTGTTGACTTAATACATTATGCTCAAATATTGCATCAAATTCATCGCAAGTAACAAGCCAATAAATTAGATTTTTAGGCTCATAAGCTATTGCACCAATAACAATTGGATTTGTAATAGTAGCTGATGTAACCAGTGCAGATATCGGTGTTCCATTAGGAAATTGAGCAGTTACACCACTCAAAGAATTACCATATGCATTTTGTATGGCACCTACATCTCCTGCCGCATAACTATTTACAGTTATATTTTTAGCATATCTATAGTAACCATTTGGCAATAACCTCTCATCGAGGTCTTGATTCATTACTCCCTTTTGAAATGTTCTACTAATTTCAGCCATAACTATTTAATCCATTTGTCTCTACCCCTTAAGCTCATCAAGAGTCTAGACGGATGCATGTTACTTAATCTTATTTTTGCGTTTCTTAGATTTGCAGACTTCTCGTCTCTAGCTCTTCTTATGGCGTATTCCTGAACACCAGTCTTATTGTTAAGTATAGCCCACTTTAGGTATGAATATATATACTCCTCGGCTAACTTATTTATGCTTATTCTAGAATCATCACCGTTTTCCATTCCGTCTGATATGTATTCTAAAACAATTTTACCATATTCAACTCCACTAGTAAAATCAATTACGCCAGCAGCTTTGTTGATTGTGAAACGAGGATTTTGGTTTGCGTCTTCGGTGTTTAAACCAAAACGACTGCCCACGTTATATCCAAAATACCAATCCCCTTCGTATGCCCATCCATAGTATCCGTTGTATGGGCCAGCTCCTGTATATAATTGTTTGTCTTGTCTTAAGATATCCAACTTAGATGTGCCAGTTACAACTTCACCATTGGAGTCAAATATTATGTCTAGGTTATTGTCTTGTAAGTATGCGTTAGCAGTTATTGCAGTACGACTTTCTACCAAAGGAATTAATACATTACCCTTTAACAATGATATTCTAACATAGTTTATATAGTCTGGAGGAAGAACCATCTTGAGTTCCTCTCCAAGTTCTAACTCCATGACTTTTATATTTCTTAATGCGTCATAGTTTATTTCTTGTATCGCTCTTTTAGCGTGGAACCTGACTGTATATATTTCAACGTTGTTTACCAACTTATCATTACCAACATACATTAACATAAAGTTGTTAATTATGTCCTTTAAAGTAACATACTGATAACTACCCCAGTTAGCGTCTTGAGGAACCGTACCATTATTGGTGTAATATTGATAATTAGTTATGTATGACATTTCTTACTGTGTTTGCTGTACTGTTTGTAATTCCTCTGCTTTAGCATCCTGTACAACCTCAGACTCTCTAATAGAAAGACCTGAATATTGTAATATCTTAGTCACCAAGTTAGGTAACTCATCATATGGCAACTCAAAGTCTTGAAACTGAGCGTTTGTTGAGTCAAATATTGGCTCTCCACCAGCAATTGTTGTGTAAGTCCAGTTTGGATCATATGGTTGTCTAACGTATCTAATCTGTAAATTGGTGGCCGTAGGCGCACTAACGATATTCATTAATGAGTTAGGATATACGGTTAAAACTCCTGGTGTATATGTGGCCGTACCAACAGAAACATCTGAAGTCAAAATATATGCTGGATAATCAGCTGTAGGAGCGGTCAAATTAGAATTTATAAGATTAAGTATCTTACTATGATCTACCCTATTTACTTCAACACTATTGTTGTATACTACTTTCTCAATATAATAACAGTTAATTGGAACTTTAACGTTTGCTCCAAGCGCATTATACTGAAGCGTATCATACTCAGAAAGCCTATCTATTACCTCTGAAATTCTTTGTGCTATATTTGAGTAACCTTCTCCGTGATAACGAGCATTCTGTTTGACTATAGCGTTGCTATAATCATACATATACTTTTGAAATATATCTAATTGTGCCTGTCTAGCGTAAGCATTGAACTCCATAGGGGTTATATATCCCCTATTATCTTTGTTCAATATAAACATAACGCTATTACGAACCTCGTTAATCATAGGAATGCTTTTTACAAAGATAAATAAAAAAAGGCACTTTGTGAGAGTGCCTTTCTTAATGAATTAATTACTATTATGAAATAGCAATGCCAGATACAGCGAATGGCAAACCAGATACAGTGTAAGATGGTTGAGCCCATGCGGTTTGAAGAGCTGCGATAACTGCATTTTGAATAGCATCACGCATTTCTTCTGAACCTACACCTGCTGCTGCATGAGTAATTGTAGTTACTTTACCGCCACCATAAGTGATAACAACTGTAGTATTTGTACCTTGCTCAATTAATTTAATGTCTGTGCAAGACACTAATTGATTTTGCTCGTTAGTAACTGGGATAGATAAGAACTTTTCCATTGTTAAAAAATTTAATGGGTGAATAATGCTACAAATATACTAATTTTCAGAAAATTTATTTTCTAAAAACTTGTATAAATCTAGACCCTCATCTGATTGTAAATAAGCAGACAATAGATACACAGGATCTTCTCCAAATGGAACGGTAAGAAGTTTCTTTTTATTATCCTTAAGATTAAAATAAATCTCCTTCTTATTGTTTCTAAATGCTAAATATCCATCAGATAATGCTCTAGCAGCAAAACTAGTCACCTTAATTGTAGGATCGTTTACTGCCTCCATGAAGTCTTGCGGATATCTTTTGGCGTATAACATCATGTCTCTTCTGATTTCAGATGTCTTCATCATATCAATAGATCCTCCAAGAAGAAGTCTAGCAATTGGCTCTAACTCTTCAAAAGACATCTCTCTTGCAATTAACTGAGCATCTAGAACATCGTACATTTGTTTTATTTCTTGTTGAGCGTCTTTCTCTTGATCAAATTCATAGAACTCTACTCCATTTCCAGGATGATAGTGTAAAAATTCTTGAAGAACTGGATTATTTTTTGGTACAACTAATGTTCCGTCTTCAAAGATTATAGGCTCAATAATAACATTATCTCCTTGTTCATCTTGAAATGGTGAGTTTGAATTTCTAGCATAACGAAGAGGTCTATTTGTATTTGTCTCTTCATCATAATACAATAATCTTGTTCTTGGAGTATCCCTTGAAGAAAGGAAATAAGTTAATGGACTCTTACCATCTTTTAAAAGATATGTTCTATCTTTTGGTTCTAAAACAGATTTTCTTGTTGTTTTCATTTGATATAATTTAATTTATTAATAATAAAAAAGGGAGAGGCGCTAGGCCCCTCCCGATTTTTTTAATTATCCCTTGAAGATAACGAAGTTGTTAGCACCAAGTGTACAAAGCGCTCTCTCAGACAAGAAGTTAACTTGCATTGCATCGAGGTCGCTAGTTGCGGCACCACCTGCTGAACCAGTCATCCAAGTTTTGTATCTACGATCTTCAGACTCAGAAGCTCGGTAACGAACGTGTAAGAACGGTCGTCTAGCATTTTTACCAAGAACTTGATCGTATACAGTCATTGTTCCAGCAGGAACCAATACACCGTTAACTACACCACCAACTAAACCTCCACGAAGAGTTGCATCGTTAAGGTATTTCCAGTCAGTTTTGTAGAACTCGTATCCTCTCTTGAATCCAGAGAAACCAAGGTTAAGTGCCATCTCCTCGCTATTATCAAATAGACCGTAAGAAGTACCACCAGCTCCGTAAGAGTTCTGAGCAGCCAACATATCATCGATATCGAAAGAGAACTGACGATTCAAGAACAATACGTTTTCTGCGATAGCACCTTGCTTGTCAAGTCTTTGAATAATAGTATCAAAGTCAGCCAATGAAGATGGATTACCACCAGACCAAACGTTTCCTCTATCTTCTATTTCATAGAACAAACCTTTTGTACCAGCAGCTGTAGAACCAGCAGTTGTAGAACCAGTTGCAGGGACAGTACTAGGAGAAAGGAATGCTAACGCATCAGATCCAGACTGAGCAGGAACACCTTCAACCATTGCCATTTCAAGGTAATCCTCAAAACGTAGACGGGTTTCGTGCTCTGACTTCATATACCATAAGTATCCAGTAGCTCCGTTTTCTGTAGTTACTTCAACCCATCCAACTTGAGCCATATCAGAACCAGAAACAGTGTATGTATCTTTAATGATAATTGGTTTAACATCAAAGAATAAATCTTCAGCTTCTAGAGATCCAACCATTCCAGTATCACCTTTTCTAAATTCGGAACCGTAAACAAATACAGTTACAAGTTCAGTAGTTTGAGTAAATGGAGAACCAGATGCATTGTAAAATTTAACAGTAAATGTAGATCCGTTTGTAGCTACAGCACTAATAACACCTTTGGCAGAGTTTGCAGCTACGGTTTGAGATGAAATAAATACTGTTTGATTTACTCTAAAGTTACATACAGTAGCAGGGACTGTAGTTGGCATTGTAAATACAGCTGTATCAGTTCCAGCAGGATCTGTAGGAATGACATTTGTGTATTTTGTATGCAAACGACCTTGCTCTGCCCATTTAATCATGTCAGAGTTTGTAGGAAGTTCAGCACCAACCATACGCAAGAAAGATGCGATTGATCTGTTTCCGTAACGCTCAAATTCTTGCTCATAAGTATCAGGAAGATACTGATTTAAGAAGTTGAAGTTTGTAATATAGTTTGAAGACAATGTTGCCTTCACTGAGCTAGGGGTAATCGCTACACCTGGGCTCGGTTGTAATGTACCAGCCATTTTTTAAAAGTTTAAAAGTTTAACGTTTTTTAATTACTAATCTACTTCCTCTGTCTGGATCAATTACTCTAATCTTCATACCCTCACTTGGAGTTACCTGTGTAGCCTGTCGAGTCATATCAATATTTTTAGACTCTTTAGCAACACTACCTACCGCATCTGCCATTCCTTTTTCATAGAAAAATTTAGCAAACTTATCTGGATTTTTAGCTATAGCAATTGAACGATGGAATGCTTCAGCATCTGCAAGGTAACCATTGTCATCGAGAAATTGTGAAACAAAGTTTCTCAAATCGTTTTGTTCTTGCAATAAAGCTTTTGGATCTCCAGGTTTATAAACCAACTTCTTGTTTTCATCTAAATTAAATTTGAAACCTTCAAAATTATTAGAGAAAAGTTCTTGAGTTTTTTTAGAGAAGTACTCAGCTTTCTTTCTGCCGTCTTCTTCCGCAGACTTTGAGGAATCTTTATATCTCTTGTAAGCATCATACTCTTCTTTATCTTCCTGTTGAACAAACGATTCCCTTGACTCAAGTGGAACTTTGTACTGCTCTTTTAGGTCGTTAAAGTATTTCTTAGCTTTTGAGAGCTCTTTTTTCTTTGCTAATTTTTTCTTTTTGATTTCTTTTTCATCATCAAAATCCTCATCGTAACTAAACTTTTCAGATACATCGAACCGAATATCTTCTGGTTCTAATTCTGGGTTTTGTTCTCGATGATATTCAAAAAGCAAAGACTCCTCGTCCATTTCATCGTAGTTCTTATTCAATTGAATAAAATCTTCGATTCCACGTCCTGTTTCTTTTTTATACTTTAGAAACGCAGAGACATCTTCTGGTAAATCCTCATTCTGTTGTCTCTGTTCAAATAACTCATCTAAGTTATTTATGTCTCTATTGTATCTTTTACCAATATATGAAAGAACTTTATTATCATCAATATCGTCAACAATTGTTGGCGAATTATCTTCAGTAATAATTGTCTCTACAGTGTCGGGAACAGATGTTGTTTCTACTGTATCCGATGTTTCACTAGTAGCGTCTGTAGATTCTTCATGTTGTTTTAGTAGTTGTTCTTCTACCTCAGCAACTGATTTTTCTTCAAAGTCTACCGCTCTTACTTTTATTTCTCCTTCCATTTTTATTTAATTTAATTTTTACAAAGTTAATAAATATTATATTACTCGTTTTCGTAAAACATTGCTTGAGAGTCTTCTGTGTTCCATTTCTCATATCCTTCTGAATTAAAGTATTCAGTATTTACCATATAGTCTGGTTTTTCAGGGAATGGTTTAGTAACAAAAGAGGGCTCTGACCATTTTATTCTATTGTTTGGTTGTAAGGCTATCTGTCCATTATCAAGTAATATAATGTGATGACTCTTATGTTCTAATGGATCTTCTGCTAGAGATAAATCAGTATTTAAGTCATTTGATCCCCAGTTTATTGTTGCATAATAACTTCCTTCGTACCATTTTCTATCTTTCATATACACCTCAACTTTAGTATCATAAACATAAGACAGGTGCAATAAAGTGAAGTTATATGAAAAACAATTCCATATCTGTAAATAATGAAATGGTAAATCTGGGTTTGGTAACTCAGGTTTAGTAAGCAGTGCATGAGATGGTAACTTATCTCTCATTACACCGTTCTCAAGAAGAACTTGGAATAATGCAGCTTGACCAGGCATGCATCTAACAGACATTATAACTCCTTGAGTGAATTCACCATGCCCACTCTTAAATTGATACATATACTCATTCCTTACAAATACTTTTAAAGGAAAAAAGTTGTGTTCTATATATGCCATATTATTTATTACGATATTTAACCCTTCTGGTTATTGGAATATTTATTCCTAAAGAAATTTCAGTTTCAGGTCTGTATCCAGTTCCAGAACTTTGATTTATATCAAACGTCATAGGTCCCCTTTCAATCTGAACTCCATAGTTAACATCAAATCTATTTTTGTCAGCACTTCCAGATAAATAAGGATTAATCTTTATTTTTTCTTTTGTTGTTGTAGCTGTTGTTCTGTTTTTCATCTTTATTATCTAGGTTCGAAAGATTCTAAATCAAATCCATCTAGAGAATCTTCTGTACTTTCGAAGTCAATAGGTGGAAGATTGTTCTTTCTTTGATTAATTAATTCAGATTGTCTTGATGCTTGAATGTCAATTCTTTTATCTTTAGCTTTTTCTTTTTCATCCTCTCTAACCTTCAATTGTTCAGCATCCATGCCTTTTAATTGCATATTATATTGGAACTCAATATTCATTAGTTCTTTCTTAAGTTCAGCCTCTGCTTGCATCTTCATTATTTCATAGTTAGCTTCAGCCTCTTTAAGTTGAATTTTACTCTGAGCCTCCATCTGTAGCAACTGAGCCTTAGATTCAGCAGCAGCTTGTTGTGATTGAATATTAGTTTGCATCTGCATCTGATACTCCATCTCTTTCTGTTGTTGCTGAGATTCCATTCTCTTCTTCCTCTTCATTTTAAGCAACTCATTTGCCATCTTGATATTCTTGATATTTCTAATATCAATGGCATCCTCTAAATCAATTGTTTGTTGCTGAAGAGCTACCTGAATATTTGCCTCAAGCATTTGTCTTTCTTCCTCATCTGGAGAAAGGTCTATAAATATACCAAAGTCAAATAAATATAAGTCTCTAATTTCATCAAGTATTGCTAAATTATACTTGCCTATCTGCATTGAAAACTGCTCAGAAAAATCTGAGTATTCCATGATGTCAGCAATACGTATTGATATACACTCAGCCATTCTTTTTGTTATGTTTAGATTGGCCTCTAGTATGTGTCTAGTAGCTGTGTTAGAGTTAAGAGCTGCTAACTTCTGTATACCAACAAGAGCGTCAGGGTGTGGCATTGTACCATCCCTAGCTTCATTGATTCCAGTCACATCTCTTATCATATTAAGATAGTGGTTATAGTTATTTATAAGAGAAGACATTTTAGCTTGTCCACTATTAGTGCTAAGCTCTTGAATAGGAATTCTAGCATTGTTAAACTCACCATCTTGAGTATAGCTTCTACCAATTACACTACCTGTTTGGAAGTATAACTTAAGTGCATCCTCTGGATTATATGCAGCACCTGTCCCAAGGTCTACCTCATTAATACCATCAGCATCAATAAATACACCATCTGGTACAACTCTTGCCGTAACTTGTTGTAACTTTAAGTGTGTAAGCTGTATCTGATCTGCAAAAGGAATCATTCTTCTAACAAGAGACTCCATTATTCCTTTATACATTCTAGGTGCAAAAGCAATATAGTTAGGATAAGCCTTTTGACTAGCAGACTTTGGTCTAACCATATTCTTCATCATCTCCCACTTAAGAATAATATTGGTACCAGCTACTAAAATGCCTTCGTACCAAACATCTCTTACTGCTTCAACCTTTTCATATGGAATACCATCTTCTGTAGGTGGATTAAAGTTTTCACCTTTTCTGATAATTCTCTCACCACCATTCTCTAACATCTTCTTTTTCCATACAAACTTCTTTGAAGCTTTGTAATTGAAGTAAATAAGAGTGACAACTTCATTAAGGAAGTAATCATCCTGATAGTTTCGTATTATAGGAAAATATGTATACCAAGCAGAGCTTGTGCTTCTTATTTCGTTTAATTGTTCGTCAGTTAAGTTAGGGTCAATTTTAAGCAATTCAGTGTAGTGCATTTGCTTTACTTCACCAAAGTAATAACAATCAGAGAAATCATTCTTCTCTGTATAGCTATGTATCCAGTTAGCTGGGTCAACATACTCTACCCTTAATCCATCATTTACTAAGAATGAATGCTTGACAACAGACACACCCAATGTAACAAGATCATAATCTACTAACTTTCTTAGCTCAGGATAGTCATTCATCTCAAGCACTGTATTGATGGCTACCTCACTAGCAATCTCTATACTTGGCTTGTACTTAAGCTGCATATATAGCTCAAGCTCCTCGTCATTTTCTGGTAAGTCTTTTGGATCAACATTAAAAGCATTAACTCCAAACTGCTCTTGAGTCATTGTCAAGAAATCTTTGGCTATCATATCAGCCTCAATCATTTCTTGAAATATGTTCTTCTTCTCGGCAGACATAACGTCTTGTGCCTCTGTTCTAATTTCAAAAAGTCTGTCAGACATCCCGTTTACAACAACGTCAACAAACTTAGGTATAATAGGCACTGGAGTCCAGTCTAAGTTCATCATAGACATATCTCCGTTTATAGCAAGTTCATCCTTATATTTTTGTACTGGCTGTTGACCTCTAGCATATAAACGTAGTCTGTGGTATTCTCCCCACTGATCATAAAACCTACACGTATTATTTTTTCGCTTGAACCATTCTCCTTCAATGGCCTTACCAACCTTTAAGCCGTACTCATAAGTTTGTTTTTCTTCGTCCGTTACCATTTGGCTAGGAAACGGATTCTGATATATTACAACAGATGGTTTTTCCATTCTATTCTATAATTTTGCTGTGACTGCCCTGATTATTATATCTTACAAATTTAATACTAATTTTTGATTCTTTTCTCTCAGGAACAAACATATGCTTTCTGTTTGCCATAATAGCTAAACCAGAACTAATTGACGCATCGTGTTTTGTCCTGTTTGTTGGGTCAAACCTGGCCCAATCTTCTAGTGTTTTATTAAAGTACATGGACCCTATTGCATCATTATCTCTGTATGTCCCTTCTGTATCAAAACCAACATACTCTTCTATGTATGATTCAATACACGAAGCATGAGCCTGTCTAACGTCTTCACTAGAGTTTGGTATTCCACCTATTTCTATTTCAGTCTTAGATAGTTTGCCCAAGTTCTTGTCTGGTCTATTCATCGAGAAAGATCTGTAACCTCTATTCTTAAAATGATACAATAATCTAGCCTTATTATTTTCTGCTAATATAGGCATTCCATAAAAATGACAAGCCAT